AGAGCTGTAGTTGCCACTGATGTTGATGGTGTTCGTGGAAGAGATATCCTTCACGTTCGAGTCCAATGCTCTGAACATTGCTGGATTCATGGCATTGGAGGCTTTCCCAAATACTGTGTTGGCGACACGAGCCGCCTTGTCCGGTTCAACGGACACCTTCAGCCCTGATGCGAAACGAGTCTGAAGGTCGTTCGCAAGGGTGTCTCTAGTGATAATATTCATGGTCATTCTCCTTATGCCTTGATATAGGTCAGATACATACGGCCACGGTCAGCCGCACCATTAGCGATGATTGTCAGCCCATTTGCAGTCAGCACACCATCAGTAAGCAGAGCCGCACGAGCAAGCACATCAACAGTCGTACACGCAAGAGCCGCAGTGATGTCAGCTCCGCCAGTGTGCTTCAGCTTCAGTGTTCCAGCACCATTCGAAGTGTCACAAATCACATGAGCGTCCACAATCTTGTCACCAACGGCAAGACCAGTGGTCGCATTGGTGAATGCAAGTCCAGCACCAGAAGCATCAGCACCAACAGCAAGCTCGACCATCAGGAAATGCTTCTCTTTGATTGCCTCTACATCGGTTCCGACTTCAAGAAGTGCGGTCTTCAAAGTCACAGCAGAGATTCCACTTCCTACGGTAGGAGTGAACGTAGCTTCCTGTGCCTCGTCCTCAATCATCTGCAACACAGAGCCAGTCTCAGTTACAGCATCATTGAGCAGGTCGATTGCATCGGTGATGTCAGAGATGATTCCATCGATGTCACGAATCAGCCCCAAGTCAGCAGTCTGCACGAACGGTCTGAAAGTCACCCATGAATTGTCAGCGGCGAACGCCACACAGATACCGACAGGCTTCGCTGGATTGATCAGAGTATTCTGATTGACCAGAAGAGCTTCGCTTCCATTGACCTGAGGAATGACGTACACAGTGCCACCAACAGCGAAATCGCCACTGAGCAGTGCACCGGTTCCGACCTGTTCGGTACGGATTGTGCGGTTGTGGTTGATGTTGATGTACCCAGTAAGCCCAGCGGCAATGCTGACAGGCTCACACACTTCACCAAAATATCCGCTAAGATACACCAGTTCATTGTGAAGCAGTGCTCTAGTGGTATTGTTGGTTACTTCCTGCAAGACATCCTGCAAGGTTTCTTCGTGAAAATTGTAGTTCTCTTCGTAAGCTATCATAGCCATAATTAAGCCTCCACAGCACCAGTGTTCTTAGTACCAGCCGCACTCTCATCACCACTCGGCACATAGCCAACTCGTGAGGCGAGGTCGGTCTGGATGTTCTTGATGACTCCAAGACCTTTGAGTCTTGCAATCTCTTCCGTAATCTCTTTTTCTCCACCAGCTTTTACACTGAACAAAGACTCTGCAACTTCATGCACAATACTGTCAGTGAAAGCTTCTTTGAGCTTTGCCGACTTGATTGTGGTGAAATTGGCTTCACGTTCCGTCACGATACCAGACACAAACACGCTGATATCTCCAACTTTGTCTTCAGCGGCCTTAAGACGTGCAACAGCAGTCTTGACCTCTTCCGTGACGACTTCAAGTCCAAGCTCTTTGAGCAGAGTGGGCATGTCTCCCTCGCCACTTTTCAAAGCTGTCTTGATAATCTCAACAGTTTCTTTGAATCCCATGGTTTCTTCTCCTTTGTCATGATTCCCACCACCGTCTGTGGCGTTGGGTTCTACACCCACAAATCTATCGTTACTGTCATAGTAACCGAGTCTAAAATTAGCACTTACAATCTTTGCATCGGATGCATGCATGTCGTGCTCCACAAGCGCATTGGTCTGATTCTTCACGGACTCGACCGCATACTGCTTGTACTTTCCGTCCTCAACGAACTCTATTCGGCGTTTCTGAATGTCACCAGTAGAAGTGGACAACATACCAGCCGCAATCTCACGTTTAGTCTGCTCTACAAACTCTTTGTCAGTCTCGTTTTTCTTTACAAGAAGACGGTTACGCAACAGCAACCTACCGTTCTCCATTTTTCCACCGATGATGTATCCACCAGCAATAGCACGAGTCGCCCAATGCTGTGCAGCATCCTCATGTCCTTTTGTGTACAGAAGGCCAGGACGTGTATTCACAGCATTCGCAAACGAGCGTGCCCAATCCTCCGTAAGTATGATATTTCCAGACCAATCATCAGTCGGGTGCTCTTCGCCAAGCAGAACCTCGTTCACGAACTCAATTGCTTCCATGTCCTTGAACAAAGTCTCGACAGCAGTAGGATTGCCAATTGGAATTGACTCTGCCTCAACACCTGCACCGCCAATCACACGAGTGCTGAATCGTGCATTATACAACTCATTCTTGACTTTATTTGGCATCATCTTCCTCGCTTTTATCCTTGTTCGGCACGGTGTTGTCATAATCACCGTCTGCCACGCGCTGATTCATCTTGTTGTCCTGTTCTGCAATCTTATCAGGATTACGTTCTTTCATGAGCTTTGCGGTCTCTTCAACGTCCTTCGCATATTCCTTGTAGTCCTGCTGAACCTGCAAAATACCAAGCTGTTTCAACGTATTGTGTATCGCTTTGTCACCCATCATGTTCGCTGACTTCATCTTGACCAATGATGTAGACATGACGTTCACCGTGTCAGCTTTCTCTTTCTCTGATGAGAAGTCAGGAGTAGGCCAAACCATATTGAAGTCATCAAAATCGTACTCTTCAAATGAAGCAACACCCTTGACTTGGAGTGCTACGTTAATTACCTTTCTCCAACTCGCCTCGTACTGAAGCTGTTTCTTCTCAATCTTCTTTATATAAGCAGGACGTTGCTCACGAACTGAAGCAAGAGAAGTGCCCATGTTCGCACCAAAGATGATTTCCGGTGTTTGCGCACCTTCCACGATGTTTGTGAATGATTTTTCAGATAGAGAATTGAACTCTCCGGTAGTCCGACTAGCTTCGACATATTGAACATCTTCGTCACCCTCGCCATCAATGCCTGAGGACTCACAAATGTACAAATCCCTATCGTCCAGTGACAATTTAGCTTGCCCTGCCAATAGAAGCTCATACATTCCGACACCATAGTTGCGCTCGACCCATTTTCGTACGTTGCTGGTCGTAACTTTCATCTTGGGATGTCCATCGCGCTTCTGTGAACGTACAGCTTCCACAGAAATATCATTGTATAGCTTCAACTGTGGCTCGATGTTCTCTATTTCACTATGTCCACGTGATTCCCAAGGCTCGGCGTCATTCACAAATGCTACAATAGGTATGAATCCGAACACGTTCCTGACTACGTTGTCCTTCACGTTCAATCTACCATCATCGGCAACTATGGTCTGCTTCATCTGTTTTGCATCAATGACTGTGGTGATTGTGATGTTTTTGGTAATGTCGGACGTGTCCTTATAGGTGAACCTATCTTCTAGTATATAAGCATTTACTTCTTTTGTCAATGGGTCAATGCAGATGGTTTTCACAATCTCGGGTCGCAAAACGACTAGTTTTAGCTCCCCATTCGGTTGCACTTGAGGCCAGACGTACGCCGTGCCCTCTCTTTCCGCTATCCGATGCACGGATTGCCACGGAAGAGTGTTCTTGAATCCATCAATTGCTTGCATTGTCTTCGCATTGGTGGAGCGCAACGTGGGAACACCGATGAACGACACGTTCGAGTCGATTATCGGCTTCACCAATTGTCCAGCCAAAGCGTACTGATTCAGTGTGTTTCGGTACAATCCACGCACAAGAGCATGGTCAATGACAGCGGGATTCGCCGTGTCAAGCACGGGAGTACTGCCATTTTGACGGGTATTCATGACAAAAGCACGTGGACGAGCAGACCAATCGAACAATTCATCGTTCAATCTATCGCTGAGTATTGACCTTAGCCATGCTTTCGCCTTGCTCTTTATGCCCATTGTATAATTCCTCGTTTAAGAACGTTTTTCGTTGCAATCTTCGCCGTTTTCTCTATTTTAGCACACACAACAGGGTCTTTCTCCCATGAAATCGACTCAAAAGCCGCTTTCACGTTTCTCTTATGCTCCACAGGAAGGTTGTCTGAGCCATGCACGTTCACATATTCACGCAATTTCGCATGATAATCGGCCTGTGCCTGCATCTCGCCTTCCAATCTCACCAATTCCTGCTTGTACACTCGCTCTTTCAGCGCTCGGCGTTCCTTCTTTCTCACGTCATACCCCCATGTTCTTCATTGCCTTGCTATCACTGATGTCATCTTTCATCATCTTTGCCAAAACCATGAAAGCTCCCGATGCGGCATCAGCTTGGTCATCATGTGTTGTTTGTGAACCATCGGTCACAGACGCCAGCTCATCAACAAATGTTCTATTCCACGGTGCTCTGACCAAATACACGTTGCCAGCCTTCACCTGTGATGCAAACGGCCTCCAATAAGACAACTTTGACGTCCTTTTCTGACGTTGGTGCAGGTCATACCCCATTAGATTCCTGATGTAATAAGCAACTTCAGCCTTGCCAGCTTGCCCAGGGTCACGTTCGAGCCAGATAGGAACTTCACGTGTGTCCTGCTCCGCAGTGTCCTTCACAAGCATTTCCACATCATGTGGCTCCAATCTCGCATGCCGCATGTCATATATGTACAAATTATCATCAGGACTCAGCATCATGTAGCAACCAGCAGTCCAGTCAGGGTCAGGATTCTTGTCACTCGGCAATGTTCCAGCCCTATCCCAATAACGCACAATGCCCTTCATCTTGTCAATGCGGGGCATGTCATCACGGTCTATGTATTTCCAGTAGCCAGTCTTGAACATCTCGCCAGCTTGCGGTCGTGCAAACCAGTTTCCTTTCAGCAATCTCAGCCGTTCATATTCAAACATCGAATTCAAGTTGCCCTTGTAGCCTTTGTCAAGCTCCATCAGAGCAGGATTGTCCTCCAGCGTTGAACGAATGAACGTAAAGCTCTTAGGACTTGCATCACCTGAGTCTATCTCCTTATGATACAGCGCATAGCACTCGTCATACGAATTAAACCAAATAAGCTCGCCGTTCTGTCTTATGAACCAACGCACGACACCGGAACGTTCAGGAATCGGATAGCCTTCCTCGTCAATCCACCATGCCAACAACTTCACCAAGAACGAATCAGGGTCGGGGTTGCACGTGGCACGCATGTAAGACCGCACGCCGCACGTTGAACGGTTCCTCGACAGCATGTAAAAGAACTGTGCCTCCGTGAAGTGTTGCAATTCATCAAAGCCAACCAATGTGAGCTGTGCACCATCCCACGCTTTCACGCTCTTGTCGTGTTGTAGGTGCGCAAACGCAATCTTCGAGCCAGCAGGAAATGTCCAGAAGTGCCGTGGCGTAGTCCTCGGTTCTCCACCAAAGGCTGGATACAAGATGTGCGCCGTGTCCCACAGTCCACCACCAGAGGTTATCTGTGTGGCTTCCCGTCTGAATATCGCGCACTCATATCCACGCACCCCGACATACCTCAATGATTCCATGAGCAGGCTGTATGATTTCCCACCTCCAGCAGCACCTCCGAATATAGCTATGTCTGCATTAGTAGCCAAGAACTGCTCTTGTGGCCCAGGGTTCGGCTTTATACTCTTCACCTTTGCCATGCTCTGCTCTACATCTGCTATCCTCTGCGGCATACGTCACGCTCCATCCTCAGCATGGTGCGCCTTAGCGTCCCACGAACTCCTTCCACACCATGGTGGATGAATCTTCATTCTACCAACTTCCAAGCCAGCCTACAAAACGGGCAACGCCCGCACTTCCTCGTGTACAATTATCAAAACGGTGATGCACCCACCACTGCTACGTTTACTTCGCTGTACGTCCGTTATCGGGCAGATAGAGATGCAGGTTGACAGTGTGTTCGTCCTCATCCTTCTTCTGTGCACTGAACTTATCTCGATGCCAAATCTCTCCCAACTTCACAGCCGCTTGAAGCCTGACATTCTCGTTCTTTCCGTGATACATCAACTCTTGCAGTGTCTCAGTGAAGGATGCACAGAACTCAGCTTCGATTCGAGTTATCGTTGCCCAAAACAAACCGTCTGATTCAATTATCACACGCTCCGATTTGTCATTGATGCCGACAATCCGAAGGGACATCTCATAATCGTGTGTCCTCTGGTACGTGTTGATTATGATTTGTCGGGTCTCGGCTAGGTCTCGCATGGGTATTCCACCTCATCTACAGTGTACGACACAAGCATGTATAAGTCAATACCGATTCTGACACAGATGCGAAATATGTACGTGATAACGGCTATCTTTTGTGGTGACAATCATCAAAAGCTGGCATGACCTTTCCTCAACATGCCAAATCAATGATTGGAGCTTTAACTCAGGCTCGGTGGTGTAGTTATACATCCAAACTACAGTCTTTACAAAGCATTGATGAAGATAATGAGCGTTGGGTGCTGTTCAATCAATGTTTGGATAAGGTCAGCAAATGGCGTGCGACACCCATTGTGTTATGATAAGGTCAGCAAATGGCGTGCGCCACCCGACAGCTATAAGTGGTATACGCTATACTATATTATATAAAAAATAAAAAATAATTGACGCACGGCAACGAGGCCCTGCGCCTGTGTTCACGTTTGTCAAGGTCGTTTTATAAAAATATTTGAAATATTTCAATAATTACTATTGACATCTGAAGTGAGATAGAGTATACTATATTCAGATAGAGGAGGCGATAGCCATGGGTTAGACAATACCAGACGACAGGCGGTGACGGATGCAGGCAAAACATCCAAGGCCGTGCGACACACACCGTTACAGACAACACGCAAACCAAGGCTGTTGGACTGAATTGAAAGGGTTTCCCCGAAACCGGAAATACACCGCATGTGACAGGCGCAAGTAATAGGGTGGGGCAATCGACAAACGAACAGTAACAAATGCTATAAGCATACGTTACAATCCTAGAATACAGGATTTATTCACCTAACAACAGTGAATATGCATAGTTAGAAACACAACACATAATGGCGTGTTGTGTGGATTGCGCCAATAATCACGCAATAAAGAGAGGACTAAAAACGAGTATCGACAACACGTTTGAGATAGCTGTAGCAAGAGCCAATAAAGTAGCATTTGAAAACTTCTCAAGAGCTATAGACAAACTTATTATGAATATGCTTATTGATATAGCTTTTGATAGTGCTGAAAAGCAAGAGCCCGAAGTTATTGATTTAAACGAAGAATTTGAAAAGTCTGGTATAGGAATTGATTGGTAGGTAGGTAGGTTATCACTGTTGCGCAGTCTGCACAACATGCCATAGGCATGTAAAGAGAGGACAAATATGGATAATGTGAGGATATGCAAAGTAAAGCGCAATCCAGCATTGAACGAATATAGGGTAACGGTGTATGTTAATGGGAAGCTGGACGAAAGCGCAACGTACTACACGGATTCCAAAGAAGACGCTATCGGCACAAGACAGGCTATTATTGACCACTACAAAGGTCAACCAAATACTATCGTAACATACTAAAAGAGAGGTACTACAATGCTTAAGAATGTAACGGACTATCAGCAGGACAACATTGTTGTCGGAAAAGTAAAGGTATGGACGGATACCACAGAAACAGATTGCTACAGTAAGTTCAATTTGGGCAACGCTATCCTAGAATTGCGTGAAATGTTCCCTANAATGACTAACATTCCAACCAATTCATGGACTACCTTTGGCGAACAAGTGTACAGTAATGGCATATCCGTAACGTGCACGGACAACGGATTAATGGCATCGTCACGCTGTCACGCACTCTTTGCTATTCCATCAATACCATGGGAATGCATCAAATCAATCGAGTTTGACACCTATTTGCATCATGAAAAGTTCGTTGGAATCTGGATATACACTACTTGGATGGACGAACCAATCAGACTCGTAATGTAGCACAATAAAGCACGCAACAGTAAACATGCTGTAATCCATGCTCATTACATGGCGTGCTTAGAATTCCATCTGATGGAATAATCACTAACAGAGAGGTACTATTATGACAAGAGAAGAATTCTGTACCATCAGCAGTATGCAGACAATGACTAACAAACGCCACAACACGCACGCCACAACACGGATTAACAGCTTGACAGCGTTGCGTTCGTACAATTCCTTGTGCGTAGTAATTGATAGCAAATTGCGCACGGTAACGCTATTTCCACACTACGACTATTCAAACACTACTAAACGTCATGTGTACAACTTTATGCAGGAATACGGCTTTACTAGTTGGTGTGGACGTACACTAGAGAAAGACAAACTTATCAAATCTGGTACTATTCAGCATACTAATGGACTCGTGTACACTATTGTACTGGATTCAAACCGCTACTATTTATAAAGAGAGGCAAGCAAATGACAAAGAAACAAGTACAGAGTGCGGTCAAATCACTGATTGAACAGAACGTGTTAAAAGAGTTCATCACAAAATATCAGAGTACTGGACTGTATCAACAGTATCATATCATGCAAAATGATAGTGCTACTCTCGTAGTCTATTCCAACATGATAGAGATACGCACGGATAACGCCAGTATTCAAGCAATGTTCCGTCACCTTTGGTCATTGAAGTATCACTACTTGACACCTACTATTGGCACGCTACACGCTGAATATCGCTACACTGGAAAGAATCATGACACGTTCACTATCAGCACTATCAACATCGAACACAAGGCAGGTTTATAATGACACAATCACAATTCAACACTATCCTAAGCAACGCTAAGGCATTGCGTGCACGCTATCCGTACATGCACGTGCAACACACGACACCGTCACACGAATACAATGGAAAGACGGTGTACGACAATGTAATCACTATCACCATGTATGACACTGTGCTGTGCACCGTAACGTGGTCGTCACATGGCAACAACGCAATCACTATCACCAATGGCGGGTGGTGCTCGCCAACCACTATCAAGCGATTGAATGACATCGTTGACGTGCTTGAACCTATCCACCAGATGGAACGATTCACACGTAGCAACAACATTCTCTATCATGGCACGACACCACTAGTTTGTGACCTACCAACAAACTATCACAGCGGTTTAGGATTCGGATATGGCGCACTCTCACAATGCCTTGGAAAGGACTACTCTTTTGAAATGGAGGTTGATTGGAATGAGTAATGACAGCACACTACACACGATTGCAGAGCACTTTCTTGTAAACGAAGCCGAGTACAAACACGGCAAGGTGTACAAACGATTCCCATACGTTGTAAGCGATGGCGAACCCAAGGGGTTCACCTATACACGCCACACGTTTACCGACACACGCCATGTGTCAATCAAAGTCAAAAGACGTGACGGAACGGTTGACAATTATCAAGCCGACAAGTACAGTGTGCTCATTGACGACTCATTGCTCATAGTGCATATCATCGGGAGACTATCACTTAACGTGATGATGGACTATGACAGGTGTCAAGTGTCGCTCACCACCCGACAATTAATACTAGGTGATGGAACTGTTTCTGTGACAATATCCTAGTAGTAATGGCGTGTGGCACACAGTGCACGCCACCAGACAACTATCAAATGGCGTGTGATGCACGACACACAGCCTACTAAGCATGACAAACATCATGTGATGCAGGATACACAATGCACAACGCACGCCACGTTCATTTCTATAAGGGAGGGGTTTGGCTATTTTTCTTTAATACAAGCATATAGAAAGTGAAGTTAAACTGCACAAATATTCAAGCGTTTGGTATTGTAAAGAAACTAGTAGAGTGGTACTTGAGAACACGGTATTTAAATGAAATGTACAACTGTTCGATGGGAATAAAGTTGACGAGGTAAATGTATATGGCGACAAGAGATACACGCCGTGTGACAAGTGCACCAAATGTGACATGGGGGGTCATTTTTCAAGTCTTATAAGTAAAGCGTACCTAAATTTTGAACCCCTGTCACAGTTGTCACATCTGTCACACGCTCGCAACTCATTGCACTATATAGACTTACGAGACCAAAAGTGTGACACGGTGTGACTTTTGTGTCCTTTCAGTATATCACCAATTAGTTAACACATGCCAAGTTAAAATCAATGATTTAAATCTATATATTGACTACATTTACATCAATGATTGGATAAGGTCTTTTCAAGCTTTTCCGAGCCCTATATAGGGAGTGTCACGTTCAAAATGCCAGCCTATTTTGACAACGTGGCGTGCGGTGTGCATCGTTCACTCATCGTGAATAGAAAAAAGAATCTTATTGCACACAAATCAGAATTTACACTACTGTGTGGCGTGCACCACACATCCTGCAACGCACATCCTGCACACTATGCAGTGCATCACGTTCCAAGCATTGCATGCACCAGTTAGATAATTGTACAGCACGTTCCGATGGTTGTCTATTCCTGACACATTCCAGCATTCTGTCAAGAATAGACGTACAGCATCTGCACCCTGTGTCCAGCATATAAAATAATTGAAATTCAGTATTGACAATATGGTACATAGGTGCTAGTATATAATTGTAATCAGAGAAAAAAGTGGTCGTTGACCGCTTCAAAGAATATGGTATTGAACAAGGAAGAAAAACAAATGGCAGAAGTAGAATTGACACTGACTGAAAAAGAGGCTTTGGCTCAGGCGAAGAAAGAAGAGAGAGCGATTGAATGGGCTCGTATGAAGAGCAACATACGTGCAAACTGGACTTCGGTGAAATCTCTGATTGTCAACTCGTTTGACGAGCAGTTAATCAAGGATTTCGAGAAGATGATTGGTGAAGAGCGCGTGGCGCACGAGAGGGCACCCAAGGCTCAGCGTGTGACGTTGAGACAGCAGTTCCTTGCCATGTTCAGTGGTGTCGGGTCTGTGGTCAAGGGCNTGGACGTGTACCTTGAGTACGGAATCGGAAAAGACCGCATCGGTCTGTTGGTCACTGAGTGCATCAAAAAGGCGAAGCCTGAAGAGAGGGCTTGGATTGTGGCGGTGCCCAATGCAGACAAGCCTCACTTGACCGATTACCAGTTGGTTGCGACTGGTGCGAATGCACCCGAAGGCTGGACTGGATATTTGCCAAAAGAGACCGATACACCCGATGAAGGTGGCGAGGTTGCGGTGGAAGTCGAGGAAGACGGAAAGTATTGATTGAGCACGGTGGTCTAAGAGCCACACATAAGAGGGCGCATTTCTACTGGTGAGGTGCGCCTCTCTTATCGCTTGCACACGATTCATATGGTGCTAGTCTTGTCAACACAGGCTATTTGCAGTGTATGGATTGCGTGGAATCGGTTTCGATGAGATTGATAATTGTCGTGCATTTTGATGGTGCACGGCGAAGTTCGTAGGAGGACATGGGCATGAAATACGTACGGAAGACTGTGGACAGGTATGACGTGATGTTGGATTATGGTGCTGGATTTGAATGTGTGTGCACTGAGGAGACGATGAAAGAGGCAAGAGCACGGCGTGGGGAGTACGCTGAGAATGATTGGGACTACAAAGCCATGAAGATTGTGAAGCGTAGGGTGAAGAAATAGTAAGTACGAGTTTGATAATTGTACACACAAAAAAAAAAAGGAGAAAAAGCATGGCAACTAAAATGCGCTTCACTGTTGAGCAGTACGCAAAGGATTCACACGCCAGACTTAGAAAGGAAGAAAATGAGCTGGTGAAGGAATTGCGTGAGCATGACACATGGCAACGTGACTGTGACAAGAAAATCGTGAAATTTGGAATAGTTCCTGATTTTGGAGTAGTGAGAGTGAAGAATAAAAGTGGTGAAGTTTGTGAATACCATGTACATAGCGACTACTGTATACCGTATGCCCCTAAGAAAAGAGCACCGAAAAGGAGCCCAAATGAAAATACATGATTTTGGTGTCTTTGTATTGATACTGTGCATGTTCATTGTCGTGGTGATGGCACTTGGTGTAGTTGTAGCATATGTGTTACCCGATGCAATAGAAGTGATCACGAACATAGTATCATGCAACGTACAATCTTCCTCGGAGTATTCCGGTGGATATGTCGCAAGCGCATGTCTTTGGTACATGTAGCCAACTGTTTCAAAACCAATAATAACCACATGCCAGTGGAACATGATTAGGCCACATCATCAATTAAATTGAATGCACTAAATTGTAGTAATGTACAAGCGTGGTGAACGGCGCTGAATTGGAGTCATACGTTGTATACTCCGATTGTAGGTTCAAAGCCTACCGTTTGTAATTGTATCACGTATCAAATAAGGAGCATACTATGAAGAGAAAGTTTCACAAGGTCGGAGAAGTGTTCACATACTATAACAAATTTGAGAAAAAGAGCGTGAGATTGTTGGTGGCTGATAGCTGTGACAGACCTGCAAAGTTTAAGAACGGAATACAATCATGCAACCTATGCTATTTCATGAGTAGCATTGTTGATTGTAATACGGATATAGCGCCAAGTATCCACGAATCATGCAGTCACCGAAACAGACCAGATAAAGATGAAGTCATGTTCATAGAAGTCTTGGAGTGCGCCGTGCGCTATGACTTGGATGGAAAAGTAATCTTAGTGTTCCGTGAAGGCGATGAGTACACGCTATGGGACGGAGCGCACGAGGTGTGCAGTAAGTCATACTATCAGGACTGCACGAAGCCTGTAGGTGATGGCCTGTACGAGTTCTCAGACCAAGATGTGGAGCGTGTGATGAAGATGTATGAGGATGCATATCACTGCAACCTGCACGCTGTGAAGAGACTGCTGAAGCGCAAGGTGGAATCCAAATGAAGAGACTTAGTGCAGATGAGTTTACAATGCGAAAGAAGATAAATTCAATGGATAAGGCTCACCGTAAAAATGATAAAGTAGGGAAGTGCACGTACATAAACTTTCGTGAGCCTGAAACTGATTTAGACTATGCAAGCGTAGCAATCTTGATGTCTGTGCTGAGCTTAAAACATAAAAAGGGAGCATTCAAATGAAAGATGCGCTACGAACAAGAAAGCAGATGCATGCAACGGTGGTGTACCAGTTGCATAAGTTTGATGATTGGAAGAAATTGTCATACGGCGTTCGGCGTGCATTCATCGCAAACATCATGGATGCATGTGACGTGGAGCTTGCACTGAGAGTCAAGAAGATTGTGGAGTGTCACAAGAGCCGATTGGACATGTACCTGTTGTTGCATGCATTCTTATGGACAACAAGCAACGAGGGCTGTGCATATTGGAGAAACGTGTTCAATGAGATTGCAGTGCATGGCAATGGTGTCATGCTGTGAAGAGATAGTTCATAGTGGACGTGGTGTAACTGGCAACATACTGGCCAGCGGAGAGTGCTGTTACACTCGGAAGCAACAGAGATGTAGGTTCAAGTCCTACCGTCCACATAAAGTCTGCTCGTATGAGTGACTTATCACATCGATTATCCGTGGTCTCATGGTTCGGGGTGTGGTGCATCGTACAGGGTGTGCCACACCAATTATGACACAAGGAGGACAAATGATTACTAAATTTGAAGAAGGAAAATGGTATAGGTATCAAGGCGTGATTCAGCCAAATTGGAATCATAAAAGCATGACGTTCATGATGGATGGCAAGCCACATAAATGCACAAAGACAACGCTTAACTTCAGTATGCATTGTGCTGTGTTTGAAGATGACCCTCAGCAAT